TTCCATTCTGCCATTCCTTCAAGGCGGTGAGCTTCTTCTTTGACTAATGCTTTCTGCATTTCAGCGATACGAACCATGTTTTTTCGCTCATCTTGTTCTTGGAATAATTGAACTATTGATAAAATTGAAGCATTTTCTTTATTTCTGTTTTTCATTCTTTCTGCACGATCACCTTGCAGTTTTTTAGTCAAATTTTCGATTCTAGTTTCGCACTGATGATATTCGCTGCTTTTTGACTTAATAATTTCTGATAATCTATTAGTCATATCGCTTTGATCATTAGCTTCATCAAATAATTCATTTAGTTTGTTTAAATGTTTACTAACAACTTCCAAATTGATAATTTCTTTGCAAACGTTAAGATAAAGATTAATTTCATCAGCAGTAAGGTCTGGCTTGTCCCATGTTAAACGGACAAATTCTTGCTCAAATAACTCTCTATCATCTTTTGATAAATAATTATTCATCACACGGACAAAACGGGAATTAGCTAAGTTGATTCCAAGTTTTTCAACTCTAACTCTAAACTGCCTATTAAGTTTGTCTTCTTCTAAATTTGATCCAGTAGCATCATTAATCTTTTTAACAATTCTAGATGGAGATTTTGCAGGAATATAACTATTTAATAGCCCTGTATCTTGCGATGGAACAATGTCAGGGTTGATTTCTCTTAAAATATCTAAAACCGCACGCTGCTCAAGACTTAATGGTTTAATTTCTTTATCTGGAAATAATAATTCCGCAATTCTTAATGAAGAAAGACCAGATTGGGCTTGATTTACAATAAATTGTTTCTCTTGGTCAGTAAATTCTAAACCTTCTTTCTTTTCTTTTTTGGTTGTGCCAAAAGAAATTTCATTTTCAATCAAAAACTTCCTCACAAGTCGCCCTTCTTTGGCTCGACCGTCTAATAATTCATTATTAAAGCACTTTTGCGTTAATTCTATTAAAGAATTAATCTTTTCGCCATTTTCTTTAAGGAAATTTTGTTGCTCTTCAGTCAGTTTCATTGATTACGATGTCAAAATTTTTGATTATCTCTTCAGCTTTCTTTTGAAAGATAAATTTTAAGTTTTTCACTTGTCTGTATCCTGCTTTTCTTTTTTTCTCATTAGTTTTATAACCCATAAAAATTGCCACTTCTTCTTCTGAGCAATTTTGGAAGAATAACATAATATATGCTTGATAATGGATAACACTTAATTGATTCATCATATGTTCATTAAGTTTCTTTGCAGATAAATCATAAGAAAAATCATTATCTGGCAGAGAGGTAATTTCATTAATATGATTTTCAGTAGAAACAGTAATTTTTAAATCCAACCCTGCTTTTTTTTGACTAGACCATTTATCGTATAACTTGCATTGATTATCCTGAATACCTGTTCTTGTTACTGAACAAATATTATCACCCATATTAAATTGACATTTTATACAAGGGCGAACATAGTTTCCATAATGGTTTCGAACAAGGTTTCTTATCTGATTGGATATAATTCTTCCAATCCAAGGTTCCAAAGGTCTATCTTGATCCCACATATCCCATTTTTTATGAATATGTATTTTAATAATCTGCTCAACGTCCTCAAAATCAAACCAATTAATAGCATTAAGTTGCCATTTATTTTTCTGCTTTTTAATAGCAGTATCAATTATATCTGAGTTATCTTCAAATGTTTGCTTATCGCTTTTTTTCATCGATGAAGTCATCTATTGATTTCCTGCGACTACCATTATAAGCTTTGGTATTATCGCCAAATAAACTACCAAAAGTAAAAGAATGGTTTCCCCCGTCAGATTCAATATCAACATCTAACCTATGAATATTAGGAACAAAATCCACTCCTGTTTCGTCCTCTTCTAAGTCATCATACTCTTCTTGAACATTAACTTGAGATGGCGTGGTATTTTTTGCAACAGATATAGAAGATAAGCCCGTCCCGCATTTTGTACAGAAATTTGGTTTAGCTAAACTATATTGGATCTTGTTGCCACAACTAGAACAAAAAATATGATTCATACCTATACTTATAATATAAATAGTAAACCATACTTTTTCAATAATAAGACAAAAATATCTTTTAATATTAGCTTTTCGCAGCTTTAGCGTGATATGTTATTGTCAACTATATTTACACGATACTTAACCATTTAGTCTCTTGATAATGAATTTAAGTATTTGACTTCTGACAATATCCGCTTCTGTAAATGTAAATGCACAAATACCATTGCTTTCTGAAATATGATCATCAAATATACTAAACATCTGATCAAACCCACCGCGACCATTAATATCGCTTTGCATAAAATCACCACAGATTATTATTTTGGTATCTTCTCCTATGCGAGTAATCAATGTAGTAAGTTCTTTAAATGTAAAGTTCTGTGCTTCGTCAGCAACAATCAATTTGTTATTCCAAGACGCTCCTCTAAGAAAGTTGATTGGTGCGGCAGCAATTTTTTCCTGACTTTTAAGGAATGCAACGTCTCCTGCATGAATAATCTCTTCTAGTTTATCATAAAGAGGCATTAAGAATGGATCAAATTTTTCAGCAATATCTCCCGGAAGCGAACCCAATCCTTTGTCTGCGCTTTCTGCAATACTTCTAATATAAATTAAATCTTTTTCTTTATTTTCTTGCATTATTTGCAATGCTCCATAAAGAGAGATGTAAGTTTTCGAAGTTCCTGCTGGTCCCGAAATAAATATAATTTTATTTTCGGGGTTGAGAATTATATCTAATAAAGTTTTCTGTTTATCAGTAAATTTAAATTTTCTATTTTTGAATTTAATTGGTTGATTTAAAGTATTTTTAATATCTGGTAAATCAAATTCTTTCCTTTTCACCCTCGCAGCTTTTTTAATTGCCATGTTCCTTTTATTACACTATAAGTTCTTTGATAGATACATCAGTTAATAAAATATCTCCTTCTTGTATGCTATTTTTTTGTGATAAAATATATGATCCAGAGTTCATATTTAATGTAGAAGAAATTGTTCCAGCATTATCTTTTAAAACAATACTTAATCCTGTAGTTAATTTAGAGCCAGAGTAATTAATAAAATACGGCAAGTCTGTAGAATTTATATCCATTTGCCTTTCGACCGAATCTAATATTATGTTTGAAGGAATTATTGAACCAATATTATAAATAGGAGTTCTATTACAGCTTACAGCATATTTGATAGAGTTCTGCACTATATCTGTAATTGGCGCTATATTTGATAAAGAACAAGTATTTCCATTAATCATATTATTAACAAAACCAGTTTTTAAATTAGCAGTTTGATAATATGTAGCATCAACATTGACATAAGAATCGGCTCTTGAAACAGTTGTAGTTTTAGTCGGAATATAATCAGTAGAATAAGCTAAATCTTCTAATTGTGCGCCATAGACATCTATAGAATCACCATTTGCTGGTATTTGAATTCCCACTTGTTGATCATCTTTATTATATGGAAAAGTAAATCTTTGCCATGCACTTGTTATTCCATATATAGGACTATAAGTAATTCCACTATTTAAAGTATAATTAATTGGTCCAAAGCCATATCTTCTTCTTAAATGAATCGAAAATGCTCTATCCTTTATTGAGTTCTGTTTATTATTGTATATTAAAGAACATAAACCAGTACCTGTTACAGTTGTAGGTATAAATTGCAAGCTTTTTGATAGATCTACTGATGCTAAATTATAATTAATATATTTTGAAGGTATTTGAATATTAGGACCAGTAATTGAAAGTCCTGCGGATGCTTGCAAACCTATGTTTGGATTAGGATTAAAAACATTAGACTGACTTACATTTTTATATCTCATCTCGACTATATTTGAGCCGAAAAGTAAATGCACTTGAAAAGTTTGAGTTGGGTTGACAGAATTTGGTGATCCTCCTACAGCATTATATTCTACAACAAATCTATCACTTAATTGTTGATACCAAATAGATCCAACACTACTACCTAAATCCTTCCAATAAGCTGCTATCAATCCTCCATAAGAACCATTAATTGAAAAAGGAAAATTTTGATTTTGGTAATTAGTATAACCTGAATTTATTAGCGCAGTATCATTAAGATTTAATAAACCATTATTGCCAATATATATTTTATTATAATTTGACCCATAAATATAAAAATATTTAGAACCAGTTAAGAGAATACCAGTAGATAAATCGGCATTAGTTGCAGATGTCAAATATGTAGCTCTTGTAGCTGTTCCAGTTATGGTTGCATATGTATAAGATTGAGAATTATCTATAGCATAAGTAGTATCTGTAATTATTGTATTTACTGAACTGATAAATCTCGCTTTTAAACCTCCAGTTGGATCTGTCACTCGATCATTCGGGATTACTCCAGAAGAATTTAGCTGAGTCCATGATCCAGTAAGATCTTCACTATACAATAATAAGTTAGTAGAACCTTT